CATAGAGATTGACATAGAGATTGACATAGAGATTGACATAGAGATTGACATAGAGATTGACATAGAGATTGACATAGAGATTGACATAGAGATTGACATAGAGATTGACATAGAGATTAAAAGTTACTTATAGTAAATGTTTTGTGCCTTTCTAGATATAGAAGGAGTATGTCGATTTGTTTAGTAATTGTTAAAATTGGTAAATGATTGCATTGATAGTATTGCTATTTGGTTGGTAAATGTATAGTAATATTGCATATAATAAAATACTCTATACATTTTTATTTATCTACGTGATTTAACAAAATAGGATATTTTTAAAAAAGAGTTTACGACCATTTACGACCATTTACGACCATGGCATTTTTAAAAAAAAGTTTACGATCAGTATATGGTATTTTTATGATTTTCTACAAATTAAATTTTTCGTGTTTTATGATTTTATGATTTTATGATTTTTTAGGGGTGGCATTCGTGTTGATCATAAGCCACTTTTTATTCGTATTCCTTTTGTATAATCAAGTCTCTCAACGCGGCGTAGCACTGAAATGCATGATGCTTGATTCCGTTATCAAGCAGAGCATCACCGAGTGGAAGTCCTGTGATCGGAATGGTGTAACGTTTGACAACGCTTATATTTTCTGGTTCTTCTCCTTCTTTGACCGCATCTGCCAAGTTTTGAGTCACATGAAAAAGGTAAAACGTTGGGTAAGTTCCTAACATTGTTATACAAGGAATTGTTTGTGATTCTTTCAGAGGTAAGCGTAAACGACGTAGAGTTTTGTTATTTTCTTGAAAAGCGGCTATAGCTTCGGCAATGACTTGGGCTTCTGGATTTGTATTTGAAAACGTTCTATCCATTGAAACTTGATAACTTTTATCTTCTTGAACTAAAAGCTTAATCGTCAGAACTGACGTTTCGACACATAAATCAGGTTTTGCACTCGTTCGGTGACCACACATATCCAATCTTAATTCTTCTCGACTGCGTATAACTAAATCGTCATCGTCATAGTTGAAACATTCCAGTACTGTTCTTGCAAAATCATCTACTGCACTTTCTTCGTTCATATGAGTTTTAGTAACAGAAAAAATTTGTTTAACAAATCGAGAAACTTGTTTGCGGTTCATACTTTTCCAGTCAATATTTCTTAACGCCGAAACATTGGAAAGGTCGATGTTCAAAATTTCTCTAACGTCTTCTGAAAATTCTTCCAAACGGTGAGGATTTCTTCCAAAAAAACTCATAAAATCTTTTTCTTCTTGGATTTCAATTAGAAAAAAATTCAGTTCATTGTCAGACCATTCATTTCCAGGCGTTACACGAATTCTCTTTCTTTTGATACCGGAACGTGTAGAACTAGATTCTGACATCTCCTTGAATTTTATGTTCACAGAAAAGTTCATTTTTACCTTTGTTTCCCTTTGTACTTTATGTTTATCTCTTTATTCCCATTTTTAAAAAATCGTCTCATTCCATATAACAAAATATTTCTTTATGTTTCTTATTTGACTCCATGACGCCATGACTTAATCGATGTAAATGACAATTTTATTAGTATGCATTAAAATTATTTTCGCATAGTCATAGCTTAAAAACGAGAAACCTAATTTTATGTAGAAATCGGGGATACCGGAAAACGGTTGATTTTTTCTACTTTTCTTCGTCCTTTTTCTGTTTTTTAAGCTATTTTTAGTCTTTTTTCTACTTTTCTAATCATACTCGTCCTAAAAATCTTATTGTTAGCTAAGTATTTCTTAATATTTTTTCTCAATATTTTTCCATCATTTAAAAAACCTTTCTTTTCAACTTTATTTTTTCTCCCATAATACATTCTGATTCCTGGGTGACAAGAGGTAATTGGACATGTAGAATCTGTATTTAAAAATTGAAACGGCAACCCTGGTAAGATGTCAATGACTTAAACATCTATTATTATACTATGCGTACATCCGTGGTTGCGATCCTCTCGATTGTTGTTGCCTTTGACTTTGTATTGTCGCATGTAGACGCAGGCATTATTGCAGGCTCTGCAAACGATTTTACAAATGTTTGTATGCCGTCTTCCAATGTTCATGTCAAGTTTTTCTGTACCCGTAAGGCGGGAGAGAATAAGCCGTTGGAATATAATGGTCCAAGATTTTATGGCCCAGGCGGCACTACAGGTTATGCTTTTACTTGCGACACCAATTATTTGCTTCTTAACAATGGAAGTCCCATGTCTATTGGCAAAACTGGTGCTGGAGAAGCCTATTGCTCAGCGCTTGGACCAATTACGTGCGTCAACATCAGCAAAGGTGTAGAATGTTCTTGCACTTCTGGGGAGGGAGTTTGTGTTGACATGTGGAGCAAAAAGATTCCTGTTCATCAACCTTGACTCAATCTTGACGTGTCTAAGCAATAACTTGATCATAAGCAACAACTTACGGGTACTGATAATCTCAACTAATCTTAATTAAAAACTTCTAGCATATATAAAAACTTAGAGTATATATAAAAAACTTCTAGCATATATATATACATAGAAGATAACTTGATTTTTTTTAAAGAATACACGATCCAGCATGCATCCTAATTTGATCCTGATTTGATCCTAATGGGGATGAAATAAACCTTAGTAAATCCTAGATAAGAAATTTATCCATTCTTTTCCACTCCGCTTGTGGAATACCTGTGCACTCGCTACCTCGTGGACGGCTTCCTTTATTACCCTTAGGAGGGGTAAAGTTGGAGGTGCAACAGTAGGCTAGACGCAAATCAGTGTCGCCGAATACATCTTTAATGAGCGGAGGGGACTGAGAACTGTAAATTTTACCTTTATGCTGTTTTGTCGCCGAATATCCTAGACAATTATCTGTCATAGTTATTTCGGTAAGGCGAGAACCAAAGGTAGGCTTTTCCATGACCTCCATCCATACTTTAACATACAGAATTTTGAAGATATCCTTTTATCAATACAGATAATTAGAGAAAAAATGTAACATTATAAAACTATATTTTTTATAAATTTAAATTTTAAAATATAAAAATCAATCGTTTTGCGGTATCACCGAATCCTAGAATAAAAAACAAATAGAATCAATTAAACCATGTAAAAAAAGCACAAAAAAATCATTCATAAATATTTTAAAAAATAAAACCCCTATGATGAACCAATGAGAAAAAGCATGATTTTGAAAAATCAATCACGAAATCGAATTTTAATGTTAAAAAAAGAGAGGAGAAACGGAAAAACCGCATAAACGTTACTGGGATATTTTAATAACCACAAAATTTATTTGATGTGCGCAGGAGATTTTGATAACATGTACAGAATAGGCATTTGCTTACTTCAATATCTTTATTACTCTATAAGCGTTAGATATAAATATTAATATTTATATTAAAAATGAATAAATAATACTATCAGTATTATTCTGTTAACAGTCGAAACATCAAGTTTATTGTCACGTTTCCTTGAGTAATACTCAACATGCGTTTACCCGATAGTAGTAAAAATGCTACATGATATGGGCAGCTGTGTTTGTGTTGGTATTATTGTCTATGACTCTGGGACTCTACTATGGGCTCAGGTATAAAAAGGCTGGAAGAATTATAGGATATTATCAGCAAACAAGATTGTATTGTGGGCAAGTCATCGAGATGACTCCAGATGCTATTCCACATCAATATTACACACATTTGATTTATGGGTTTGCTCCTCTTATAAATACTGAAACTTGGGAATTTCCTTTGATTGACAAAAAGGAAATCGATCGGTATAGGCTATTCAACGCAATTAACGGAGTGAAAACCCTTTTGTCTATTGGAGGCGATTTGCATTCGGTGGCACCGTTATCAATGATGTCCGGCAACGATTCTCATCGACAACATTTCATATCGTCTACATTGTCATTTCTTAAAGAACACGGATTTGATGGGTTGGACATAGATTGGGAATACCCTGCGGATCTTTCTCGTGGAGGAAAATCAGAAGATCCCGATTCTTTTGTTAAGTTGATCAGGGATTTCCGCGTTGCCATTGATAGCGATGCTACGTCTCCTAAGCTTCTATTAAGCGTTGCGTTAGCTGGCGGTCCTTTTTGGGGCAAGGGATACCGTATGCCTGACATCCTAGACTATGTTGATTTTTTTAACATTATGACATACAATGTTTTAGGCGTTTGGAATGGTGCTACTGGATGCAGTAGTCCTTTAGAAAATCCGCTGGATCGTAATCTTGATTCTGTGGCGAATGCCGTGAGATATTTTGCTCCAACAAATCAAAACAAGTTTAACTTGGGAATTAGTTTTTGGGGCGTTACTTACAATTTGACTACTGAAGATGCTAGCGTTGGGGCACCGGTAGGACCAGAACAACCACTGATCACCGGACCATGCACGGGGCAAAGGGGATATTTAGCTCAGTTCGAAATTGAAAGTATTTTAAATGATCACAACATTCAGGTCAAAAAAGATAGCGTGGGTATTTGCAACTATTTCACTTATCCAGAAGGAAATACGAATAAGAATAAAATGTGGGTTGCTTATGACAACAAGGACACATTTTCAACGAAGATCAATTGGGCGCTCAATTACGGGCTGGGAGGCATTAGTGTTTGGGGCATGGATTCTGATAGTCGAGATTGGCACTTGACCAAAAACGTTCTGTGAATGCTGGTGCAATTGTTTTACAGGCTTACGGAAGAATTAAAGTTTCTTCATACTCATAATTTTTTTAGCATTTACTTCATGATTTTGGTTAAAAACCTCAATCAAATTCTAGCCTTATAAGAACATATGAGTACTTATTGAAACGCAACAATCACGACAGGTTTAAATGTGATTTCTTAATGTATAATTTTGTTTAGCTAAAATCTTCAACAGTGGACTAGGTCTATTCATCATGTGATAATATAAATAATTTGAAAATATAATTAAATTTGGAGAAAACCAGTACTCGAAATGCTAAAAATGATTATAATAAGTTTGCTTTTAGTACAATGAACCTTTCATACTCCCAACCCAACCCAACCTCGGATACACTGATTAACGACATGATCTCTCTTGCCCGTGTGACGCTAACCACGCTGTTGATTATAGCTACGACGATAAGATCCTCCACCGAAGCCAAACCAGGAAGGATCTTTGAATTACTTAGCGAGGAACAACTGTCGGGATGCGTTGATTCAGCAGCTCGCCTCCTAGACATCGACTTTGGAATGACTACTGATCCATCTCTTCTTAACGACATCCTAGAGAAGGACATGTTCCTAGCCGACCTGCCTGCTGTTCGTAGGGTGTTAGGAACAGATTTGACCCATGAAAAGTCCCTACGTCCCATGCTGGACCAGATTCGCAAGGGTATCACTGTGGTTCATCCAGCCCTCGGTACCAACTTATGCTATGTTCTTGCCGACAATGAAAATGTAGGAACTTTTCCGCTCCGAACTTCACTTTGATCAAACGTACGATTCATCACATCTTCTTGCTCGATAAAATTGTCTCAGAACTGGCCAACAATAAAACCTTTATGGTCAAAGTACAGAAACATGTACAAGACACGGTACGCTCCGTAAGTCCTCACAAATCTTCCTTGGGACATGCTTATGACCTGTTCAAGGCGGCAGGTATCTTTGGTCTGGTCAAATCTTACACCATCGATGGAGCTATTGATGATTACCACAAGTTTCGTGATAACGGATTCATCACCCACAGTGAATCGGAAGGACGCAAGCGAGGACTGAGCCTTAATGTTTTTGAAGCAACTACATCGGAACGGCTGCATGGGTATTTCTCGAATGCACGTGCTGGGGACGCCCTGGCCCACTGGCATCCAACCGAGGTGAGGGTTGTTGGAGAAAACAGGACCATTGAATACGTCAACGACATGACCTATGCCAGGTTATACGAGACTTGGAACCTTGCGTTCATCACCGGGAATCTAGAGTTCCACAACCTGCTTTATCCCAAGCTTCTGATTCCTAGCGTACTGCTCGCCAAAGAACATGACTACCTTTACCACCGCGTGTTAGCCTTGTGGTTGTCTATCAACTTCTATCTTTTGGCCTATCTAACTGGCAAAGAACGCGTAAATATTCCTGGAAAGAAGAACATAGCCGTCCTTATGGGAGAGATCAATCTCAGTTACTCCGAATATCTACAGAACCAATCTTAAAGATTCTCGTTGATAGGATGAGTTCTGCTTTAAAAAATCTTTTAATATTAAAATCCTCATTTCTTAATCCTGTTTAATTTTTTTTTAATTACAAAAGATTCAAATTTTGTATAACAACAAAAAATAAATATACAATATAGAGGAGGGAAAAAACCAATTAAAAAAGAAAAAATAAAAGAAACAAAATAAATATTATCTATAAAAATTAAATGTATGTATTATAATTACAAGATATTTTGCGATCTAAAAATAATATTTTTAGATCTGTTTTATGAACTGGATTGCGGGCTATTATTTTCGGATACAAACATGAATGGTATAAAAATGAATTAATAAACTATTTGGATGTATTTGAGAAAACCAACCCAAATAGGAAAAATACTGCACAAGAAAACCAAATGAAAGTCGTAGCTTTTCTAGCAATTCCTCTAGTGACCATTGCTTTTACCGAAGCAGGGTACACACACGCACTCTCCACTGCCAACGTCAAGGAATGCGATAAGTACACAGATAACCTATCCCCTAAGAAAGACTGGAACAGATACCTAAGCTGCGGCGGATCATGCAAAGGATGGCCCGATCCCAAACATATGAAACCAGCCCCCTATGTAAAGAAATGCTTCAATGCCTGCCTTGATCTAAGCCAGAAAGGCTACAACATCTATGTAGCCTTCACCGAAGGAAAAATTACAGCAAACCCTAAACACTTCTTTGATTTAATCGAAGAAATGGGGATTAACAAAGCGTACAAAACAATCATGAAAACAACTCGCGTCATAGGAGAGCCTGTCCCAATGGATCCCACCAAGATCAAAGACTATCAGCTAGTCCAAACCAACATACTCCACTGGAAGTGCCCTCTTGACAAGGTGATGAAGGAAACATTGAGCAGTTTCTAGATAACCCCCTATTATGGTGATAGTTAAAGCTGGTCTTTAACTGTGGAGTTATAAAAAAATTATCGATACAACAAGATGAAGTTATAGACATTCTTTTAGACATTCTTTTAGACATTCTTTTTATATATATATTTTTGTTTGATTATTTGCAACAAAAATATCTTTAAATTATAATACCAGAGGATACGGGGTAATGTACATGAATAAAAACAAAAAAACTTAGATTTTATTAAAAAACCTCTATCAAACAATTTATTATACGTTGGTTATTATTATTTAAAAATATACAAATGATTATTTTTGTTTTAATATTAATTATGTCTGAATAAAACAACAAATGGTTGTCAATTTCTTCGTTCATGCTCAACCAGTTGGTTTGACTCCTGAAGCTATTCAGGGGAAATGGTCCGCAGGTACTACGTTTGTCCTTGGATTAGGTGGAATGTTAATATTAGCAGGTGAAAGGCGATTAGGCCGTATAACACCTACTCAGCATTTATTTACGAAAAGAAGATTGTTCAGAATGGTAAAAATTATTAAAGAGTCTCTAGATCAAAATCCAAATAATTTAGTAAGTATTCTGGACTATGGACTTAAAGGTAGATCAGATCTTAAAAGAAAATGTATTATTGTAACATACAATAGACGAATTGATACCTTGCTTGCTCTATCAAGTGTTGCTAATATTCTTGGAGCTATATCAATAGGCTCAGAAGATTGGATAATCAACGTAAAACACAACGAAAATAATGTTTTGGATCCTTCGAATTTAATACATGTTGAAGAAGCGAATATTAATAGTTATGATAGTTCATATAGTGATCCAGAATTTGTTCAGCATATTCTGATAAATAAACGTCCTGCTTTGACATTTTGTGAAAATGGAGGACATGGAAAACGATTATTTGTACATTCAATGAACTATTGCACTTCACGTTGTGTTAATACGGATATAGATAATGACTGTCTTATATATTTACCTATATGGAGTGTTGTGGTGGACTTAGGAATAATTATTTGTGGTACTATCATAGGATTACTTACATACAAAGGTATTAACCTTATTACAATAGGTATACAAACAACAAGAAATTTATTGACTAATGGCACTGCTAATGATGGTCCTGTAGGAATGATACCTATTGGAAAGAAAAATTCCTTAAGGATAAATTCCTCGTCAATAATTAAAATAATACCGGGAATAAATCATGCATCGTCAATGTATGGTGATTTAGTTATGTGGTGCTGGGGTATATTATTATGTGGAAGTATGTTATTAAGACAAGTAAATTGGTTTTTCACTAATTGGGATATTTATTATGCTGGAAGTCTAATTAAAGATACAGAGCTAGTTTGGATATCTATAGCCAAGTTAATATTGCTTAGTCTTAGTGCTATATACGGATTAGCTATGATTATAAGATGCGAATGGTCGCTTCGTAATATGCATTATTATCGTCATGAAGTAAACCGAGCAAAACACGCCCGTGTTATATACAATGACAATACTGATAGAACGACAAGTACTATCGTTATTAAATCACTTGATTGCCATCATGAATTTCACAACTTTATTTTTTGTACACATACTTTTCTTCCATTATTGGCATTGTCATGTGTAATATTTAGCATTGCATGTAGAATATTAATACTGTATTCATTACCTATGGAAGCTAACATATGTAGAATGACAACAAAAATTATATCGATAATATTATTACATTTAGCGGCAGAAAGAACTACAACTGGTACGGGAATAGCATATGATGCAATAGTAGGATATGGACTTACCTGTGGTTTAATGCCTGCTGTACTAATATAAGAGACTGTCCTAGATCAATATTTTAATATATTAATAAATATAAAAAATGTTTAAAATCCTTTGTGCATATTTAAAATTTTTCTTTTTACGATAATGATCATATATAAAACCGTATGGAATCAAGAAAAAAGCCTTAGACAACACATTGTACAACTCCAGTAGTAAATTAGCATAAATTTACAAGAGTATATCAAAACAGATTTAAATTCATTTGTAAAAATAAATTCTTAATATAAAAATATATTTTATTGATAACATAGCTCAAAACATAGCTCAAAACAAAGCCTCTCTGAAAATCATGTTTTTCAAAATCGTTGTGACCATGCTGTTGCTCTCGGTAGTACAAAACGTAAATGCAACATGCTGCTATGTGCTCGATGCCTCTGTAGGCAACGATAGAAAGACACTCTCCAATACGTGCAAGACAACCTCAACTCACAAATGTAATTACGAACAAATGTGATTACGAACAAAAGGAAACAGCCATGATAGCAGCCGGCAACAAAACAAAGTACGTGTGCTGTTGTAATAACGCCGTGATGGAGATCAGTATTCCTGAACTGTACAATGAAGCCTATCCTGCCAGAACCCAATCACGCAGAAAAGCTCTTACTAAAAGCGTGAGGGGGTCAGGAAACTACTGTTCAAACAATTGGAAGTTGATGCCTTCTCGAAAGAAATAAATCCTATCGTTCTCCTATCGTTCTCCTATCGTTCTAGCTGGTCTATGAACAATTAAAAATCTAATTAATTTTTATATTTTGGTTATTAATTTTGTTTTTAAAAAATATTGTATTTGTATTATTTTTTTACATTTTGTAGTATCTTTTCACAGTATTCATATTAAAATTAGAACCTTCGTTACCTTACTTCTATTTATCATTATCAATTAACAGAACAGAAATACGTAAAATAAATGTTGCTGATCAAATAACAAGTACCTCCACTACGACCAATGTTAGGACAGTAAATAGCTGGACGAGACTTCATATAAACCACTGGGAACCAGCCTACACGACATATGATTTTAAAGTTGAAAAATCTGCTAAATAAAAATCTAATTTGTCAATATGTATATTTATTTTTTTTAAGAATACTATTTTAAAACCTCACGATCACCAGGATCTTGTGGATATTTAGAATAATTTGCTCTTAATTGCTTGATTCATTTCATCAAAACGCCTAGCTCTTTCATCCTCGACGCGTTCCTGACTAGAAACAAGTTGGGTACCTGCCCACGCATTGGCCTTATTGATTCTCCCTACTTTAGGAATAGAAACAGCATAGGCCGATTTCTTTACTATTTCGTCTTTCTTAAGCGCTTCAGTGTAATCTGTTTTACCCTTTTTGTGCTCACCACCAGAAATGCTTTTATCAGTAGAAATTCTGTACTTACTAGCACTGATAACTTCTCCGTCTTTCATGATACCCGTACCCGCAACAATAGAACCATCTAAACCACGGGTTGTGATTTGATAGTCACCATGGATGATGCCGTTACGTTCCCCCAAAACAACCTTTCCTTGAGGATCCTTTGTCAACTCTCTTTCACTCTTCTTCCTGACTTCCCATGTATCAAGAATTTCCTTTTGGTTTTTGGGAGTAGCATGACTGTTTGTTGCATGTACGTTGTCGATAGGCAAAACTTGTCCCCCTCCTATGTTTTCCATACGACTATTTCCAGGCCCCACATTCATGGCTACTTTGCTTTGTTCCACATCAGCGATCATGTTCTTGACACCTGTGCCTGCAACAGAGACAACGATGCTGGTGAGTATGATGATCAAAACACCGATCAACGGCGAAATGTAATGCATTGTAATGATGCAATGTTTCAGTGTACAACTAAATTTCTTACTAAAATCATTTTAATACTATAATCCATCTTAGGTGGCCAATTTCTCCATATATTCTGAAAATTCTTAAAAACGGTAAAGAAAAAGGTGGATGTTCAACAAACAATAGTATTATAACGCGCGAGCAAAAAGCTAAAATATTAAACCCCTTCCTAGTCGATAAGGGATAATTCTTGATTTCTTTATTACATTTTTAACTCTATTTTATTTTAGAGAAACTGTAATAAAACTTTATGCATATAACAGAAGATGTAATGTACAATAAGATTCTTAAACTCATAAAATAATAACTTATTTACGTAAAGTAAAATACATAAATAAGGATTACTATGGTTCAAACCCTTTCTTGACTAAAATTGAATGTAAAAATCATAAAATACATTTCGATACTGTGTGATATAAAAACAATGCGACCAAAGAAGAGATTTGCGTACAAAGAACCTTCTTCCAGCCTGTCGGAAGGTACAATCGATCAAGAAGATTTTAAAGTTTCTACCAGCCTGTTCGGTGGATTAGAAGAAGAGGCTTTAAACATGTGTTGGTCGGACATGGAATCTTTTGATGAAGTACTAAATTATCAGGCTTACCCTGAAGAGTACACACACATAGCGAAAGAAACAGAAGTTCCTGAACCCATGCGTCATCTGTACATGGAAAAACTTAGCGCAGACGACATCCGTATCTTTCGTCCCTCAAAACATCCTGGAATATCAAAGATTTGTTCATCTTTATTCTCAAAGCTAAGATTCGTTCTACTCAATAACGACCAATCGAGACAGGTACCAAGGGAAGAAGGCCACATAGACGATCTCATCCTGGACCTACTGAAAACCATGGAGTTCGATGATGGGGAGAACATGATGGTTAAATGTTGCTATCTCGATCTTGTGATTGCTGGAAAAAGCTTTTCAGCAAATGCTGATCGAGAAGGAAGAAGAGGAATGGAAATTCTATGGATTATGCAAGAAAGCAAACATGTGAATGACTCTAGATTCAAGGATGGTGATGTGCAACTAGTCTCGTGCATGTTAGCAGCATGTCAATTCAATCATACCCAGTTCTTGAAGATTTACCCTAGAAGAATGTTTGGAATAAAGATGAAGGGAGATCAGATGTACTTCTACTGTATGATAGTTACTGAAGACTACATGCGAGCGCTTAGAAGAGGGCTTCCGTTGACGGAAAAAGAAGAGATATACATAGCTAAATATCCCTCTGAAAGAGGATTAAGGTTGTCTAATCCTGAAGAAAGAAAACAAGCTATCAGGTACTTGTGGTCTCTAAGATGCTACGCGATGAACATAGAGTTGATCGATACGTAGTGCTACCATTGTATTAAAAGACTATTCAGATAAAATATCAAGAATTTTTGAGAGGGATAATTAGTTAACATTAAAATTTCTAGTGCAAATATGATTATAAAAAGCAAAAAAGACGGAAAAAAATATATATTTGGTGATGAAAAAAATAGAACAAAATAAATCGTACATCGGTATTCCTGATTGGTAAACTTAAATAAAAATGACCACGAATCATCCAGTAAGATTGTAAGACGATGTCTAACCTTGAGCTCTACAATCGTCTAGGCGGTGAAGCCGTAATGGATGTGGTTGTTGAACGATTCTATTACGTTATAATGGTAGACAATCGAATCAATCATATGTTTACCAGTATTAACGTGAAGAATCAAATAACCATGCTTAAAAGGTTTCTTAACCATATTTTAGGCGGACGGTCCTATAACGGTCGTAACATGCGCAACGCTCACAAGAATCTTAAACTTGCGGACGAACATTTCGATGCAATGGTTGAAGACTTGATTAAAGCAATGAATGAAGTTGGTATTTTCGAAGAAGATATTCAACAAGTGTTGACGGTCGTCGAGACAACAAGAAAGGATGTTCTTAACAGATAAGAAAAACTTTAAAATTAATATGCATGTTCAGTAAAAATAGTTTTTTACTTTTATTTACAGTTTTATATCGTTAAATTAAAACAAAATGAAACAATATCGACATAGAACATTACAAAATTTGGATATACTATTAATAAAAATGATTATAATATTGATCCAATTTTAATGGTATTATCATGAAGAATTTTCTTTTCAGACAGGAAATATGGAATGTTTTATTTGTAAAACATTTTCCAAACCTCTTACGTGTTCAAAATGTAAAACAATCTGGTATTGTTCCAAACAATGCCAAAAGATCGACTGGAAAGAGCACAAAAAATGGTGTGGACGAATTGAGGAGAAAATATGCATTTCTCTATGGGGAGCCATGGATGCCATCTCAATGGGAGGGGCCTGCATGGCGAGCTCTCTTATCCTATCGGATGCTCTGGAGGATGAAGGTATTCCTAACAAAATTGTTACGGGTTACGCAGTTTTGGAATTCGACGAAGGGAATTTACCCTGTCTGATACGGCACGTTTGGGTAGAAGTGGGAGGTGTAATTCTTGAAACAAGTTTTCAGTGTCGACAAATGTTGCGTTTAATCCGATCCTATGTCGTAGAACCTCTAGCTCCTGCCCCTTTAGGGGGGCGGGAGCAGGGGTCCATCGGTTTTGATGACCGGCAAGGGCCTTTGTCCTTACCTCTCGAGAAATATCATCGTTTTGATCGAGAAACTTCTTCTGAAATCAAGCAATCCGATGAGTTGGAGGAATTGATTCAACTGTATTCCAAACATCAAAATAAAAAGAAAATTATGAAAATAATTGAACGTGTGAATCCGATATGGAAACAGATAAGAAACACAGTATTTCATACAAAAGATCAAATAATATTACCTAAATGAAAAAATAAATGTTAAAAAAATAAACACTCATATACAAATATCATTTGACTAGTGGTTAACTACCCTTACGGGTTGGCTGCCCCCTGCAGACTAGGAAAACTAGGAATAGGTAAATCTAAAATACTAGACTTAAAAAGCTTCTTTTTTCTTAATGTAAAAATCGATCCCTATCTTTTTTCGTTAAAGAATCAAGTTTGTTGTCATATAGAACAACTACTTTTACGGGTTAGTCGCTTCACTTCTTGCCTTCTTTATTTTATGGACTCATGGGACTTTACGCAGAGGCTGTTGTCATTACTCAAAATCAAAATTTTCGCATCTTCTATTGGAACTTGAACCTTAATTGTTAACAATATTTATCAGGAGTAGTCAAGCCTACTATTAAATAAAAAATTTAAGTTAAAAGATTGTGAATAATCTTTATGATAATAAAGAATTTTTGCTTGAGGTAGGTAAAAAAATGATGTGTATTAAACAGGCAAAAGAGTAGATTGTGATGTCCGAGGAGTGTCTACGTGTTAAACTTTTGGATCCTTGTGCACGTATTCCTGAGAGGAACTCCCCAGGGGCTGCTGGGTATGATCTTAGTAGTGTCGAATCACATGTGATTTTACCTAAATCTCATTGTCTTGTATCAACAGGAATAGCAATGGCCACCCCCACTGGCACTTATGGACGTATTGCTCCAAGAAGCGGTCTTGCTGTGAAACATGGAATCCACATAGGAGCTGGTGTCATTGACAGCGACTACCGAGGTCCGGTCAAAGTAGTCATGTTTAATCTAGGAAATCTTCCTTTTGAAATACAACAAGGAGATCGTATTGCCCAGCTCATTCTTGAAAAGATATCTGTAGTAGATGTTATCATGGTGGATAATCTTGAAGGTACTGTAAGAAACCACGCAGGTTTTGGATCGACAGGAACAAAATAATTATATTGGTAAAATGTGTAGTTAATATAATTTAAAAAAGTATACAAATGAATTATGATATAAATAATATATCAGCTGGAGAGGGGGTTTGCATTGATCTGTGGAGCAAGAAGATCCCGATCCACCAGCCCTAGATCAAACCTATGACCTTAATATTTAATTTATTTTACTATAAAATTATTTTAGATGGGTTTGCATACTATAAGTGGTGCTTCATACTTACAAGCCTGTGATAACTTGAAGAATGAATAAAAATATTTCTAAATTCCTGTGTGATAACCCCTTGATGACCCCTTGATGACCCCTTGATGACCCCTTGATGACCCCTTGATGACCCCTTGATGACCCCTTGATGACCCCTTGATGACCCCTTGATGACCCCTTAGAGAACGTATCGACCGTTTCGTTTCACAGGTCCGCCTCTCTTTCTCTACCGAGGTTGTACAATACGAAATATATCCAAGGCTTTGATTTTTTTTCCTGATGAATGATATTCCCAGATGTTCATTTTTGAATAATGTGGGATATTGTAACTCAATAAGGACGTTGGCAGATTTGACACCAAACGCGTAATATATATTTAGTCACACACGCGATAATTGCTATAGCTTGTTTCCCTTAGACGATTATACCAACGATGTAGAACAAACTGATGACAATTACGACGTTGATTATGTCTTTTTTTAATAATTTTATATTATTATAATCAAACAGCGTACAATTAGCTACAGTCTCATAAAATCTAATATGACTCCTTCGGAAGTACTCTTATACCCATTTATACTTATTTCTTTCTTATGAACTTTCTTATGACATTCTTTACATAGAGCCACCAAATTGAATTTAGCATTGATGTTTAAAAATCCTGAGTCTTTCCTTTTTCCTTTTGGCTCTATGTGATGGGTATCCAAAGGGATCGACATGTCATCTTTAGGTATATAGCCGCATATTTCGCAATTATTAATCTTCTTGTTTGAATTATAACGACTTGTTTTACATGATTGGAATAATATTGATCTTTCTTCATTGGATTTATTCAACTTATTTTCTTCTTTTACAATTTCTTTTCTTATATCAAATGCCATATTAAGAAAATTTGTATCCATATTGAGGTAATTGCATACTTCTAATCCGTATATGGACTCTCCAGGGCCTTCTTTAAGTTTACGCTCGAATACAATTCTCTTTATATTTCTTTCATCTGATCCTATACGGTACGAATCATCTTGAGATTTATTCATTTCCTCTTTGTTAGGATCCCCTGTTAGTCCAGGTCTACCTGGGAACATTATCCTTTTTCTTTCTGAAAAAGATAAGAAACCATCCTCGAATAATACAGAAAGATGAAATATATTGACGTTTTCTATATCCATAATGAAACGATATATGTTATGAAGATGTGTCGTAAACATGAAGTTGACTTTTCTCCGGGCTAAAGTTATAACACTTGATGCAAATATTGACGACCCTGAAATATGTTCTGTACCACGAGTTATTTCATCAGCCAGAACAAGCGTATTACTACCTGCTCTATTTAATATATTCCTTAATTCCATCATCTCTGATACAAAAGAAGATTTTCCATTGATCACACTATCTTCATTCTTTATGCGTGTCATGATTTGTTTGAAAGGACTAAATTCATAAGATGATGCTGGTACGAAACTACCAATCTGTGCTAATAGAACAGATAGACCACACGCTTTTATGAGACTTGTTTTACCACATGCATTCATAGAATATATGATCATTCCTTCCTGTCCGCATCCAATATTGACATCATTTGGTACATATCGTGTATCCGTATGTATTTGTTCTATTATTGGATGTCTTAGATCTTTGGCCTTGAAAAAACTTCCATTCGAACTTACGACAGGTCGACAATATCCATAAAGATGACTTAATTTATAATTAGATTTGATTAAATCCGTATTTGCAATGAAGTCTCTCATGCTAATAAATATAGGATCGTATATATCAGAAATTCTTTCCATAAAAACCATGTACTTTTCTTTAGTACGTTTCTTTAGGTTTTCCGTAAGAAGAAGTATATTTCTACTAGCCTTTTCTATAGTATTGGATGTTATCCTTGAAGAAGACTTAGTATCTTTCACTATGATTTCTACAGACAATATTCGTTTTAGTTTTTCTGCTTGGGAATTTGTCGAAACGAAGTGATATCCCATTGATTGGGAATATTCTAGTTTGAACGTTACATTCTGTGTAAAACAATTAGAAAAACGTTCTCCTATTATTTTCAATGTTAGTAATTCTTTGTTGATATTTTCAATAATAATATCAATTTCAGGATAAATTCCTTTCTTAAAAAAACAAGCTGACTCAATAGAATGGTTGATTTTATCTATTTTGTAATTTTGTAGGTTATCCATTAGTAAAGTATCATCACATTGTTTAATGAACTCATTAATCTTATCTATTTCTTGATGATTTAACAAGTCGACTATTTTAGCTTGCGATCTAAAGGAATCGTTCTTGGATAAATTAAATTGGCTTGCAAGAAATTCGTTTAATTCCAAAATAATGACACATGATCGATACATGAGTAAAAGATCTTTAGGATTAAAAGTTCTCATCAAGATTTTCCTTCGCAATCTTCCTACGTCAGATATTTTATTAAAAATAGATTCTATATGTTTTACATGATTGGAATAATATACCTTAAAATGTTCTATCTGATCATAGCGTTTATTTAATTCTTTCTCACAGGATATAGGTGACAAAAGTCTTTCTTTAAGAAGCCTTTTACCCATAATTGTAGAACAGTGATCGATAGAATTTAGCAAATCAGGGATGACATCAAGCTGATCAATTGCATTTGCCGCCAAAAAGAGACGATCTGAATCTAAAAAATTATTTGGTAATGACATTTTGTTGATAAGTGATATATTATGATTATACAAAAATACTACTAGAAGAACGTAACTAACCGTAGTATATGGTTTGTTTACAAGACCAATCAGTTCGAGATTAGATAACATGGTATTGTTTTCAAATACAGATCCTATAACCCTGTTTTGAAATTCTATTGTTAAAAACATGGGCTCTACGTATTTTAAGTGATACATGACTTTATGATTTAATTCAAAGTAACGGACAGGATCAAGAAATTCTAAAAGCTCTTTTTCACCTTGGAACAAGATTTCTCTGGGTTCATAGTGCCTTAAAAAAGAAGTGGCTTCGTCCATGGACAAGTTGGTGTCTTCTGAGGAAGAACTACATTCATGTATGACATTTATACCTGTCATCACATCGATAGCGCTTATCCCCACATGTAATATATTGTTGTTTCTTGATTTGATTTTATTCGTTTCATTTAAGCTAGATTGGACGAAAAAAATAGAAACCAACCAGTTATGATTTTGTGTATCAAAAAATAAGCCTTCACTGGATGAATTTGCGTTAATATAGGTAGAAGGGCTAATAACTTCCTTTGTCTTTCTTACGATCTTACTATTTTTACTACCATCAAATAAATTTTCTTGATCGATTATTACAACTGTATAATTATTATCAAGCAACGATGGAAGATAAACATCTAGAACATGACATGGAAATCCCATCATCAGAGGATTGGAATAATTATTTTCCTTTATTTTATTGTTACGTTTCGTGAGTTCCATATTCAAAATTTTAGCAATTTTATCTACTTTTCCTCTCTTTTGTATTTCATTGTCTACACCATATACTTCATAAAAACTTCCTATCTGCATGAGTACAGCTACATTCTGTCCATAGAGCTGCTCGTATTTATCGAGATGATCAAAATACTCTTTGACAACAGACATTGTTATAATTCAATAATATTATTATCAATTGAAACATTTCATTTTAAAATATATAATATTCTAATCATAAATATAATTATACTATAAGGAGAGAAACGAAAAAATGGGTCTAGAATAAATAGTAATAAAAAATAAAATAAATATTTGATCAAGAATAAAAAATTAAACAATGCCAAAAGTATTATATCTTTGAAATTTCCCAAATAATTGACGTGAAAGTAGCATTCATTATATCACGATACCATAACCTCAAAGAATAGATGTTGGATACTAAAAAATGTATACATAGTAAATTGAATTATTTAAACTCTCATGAAAATTAAGTTGCGAAGGCTTGATAATGTCACAGACACTGCGTACCACAGGCATCGCAGGAGATGCAGTAGGCATGATTGCAGCCCAATCTCTCGGTCAGCCGATGACCCAAATAGCTTTGAGTTCCTTTCATAAAGCAGGTACTAGCGGTGAAATACTATCTGGATCGAGTAGAATTACCGAAGGAGTATCTAGAATGAAAGAAATTGTTGATGCAAACTTCTCAAACGACACATCATCCTGTTATTTTTCGTGGTCTTCTTCATCAACGCGGAGAGAAAGTACTCTCGTTTATGTGACAGTAGGAGACCTAATTGATGGATGTTATTTTAAGGAAGCAGACAATGATGGAGATTGGTGGTATAATATTGCAGAGATTCATGGTCTCTACACCAGGCCCTCAAGAAAAGACGGACAATTCTTGAGAATCGAATTCAGTAAGGAGAGAATGCTTAAACATCGTATCAGTCTTTTTATGATTTTGGAAAACATGGTACGAAAAGTAGATTTGAAAGAAATATCGTTCCTCCTTTCTCCCGAGAAAGAGGCTATTATTGACGTAGTTATCAGGGGATCTGAGGAAACAGGCGACAGAGAATCACGGTCTTCTACGGAAAGGAGACTGATGAGAATTTTAAACTTTTTGATTAGAAAAATCAGAATGGAAGGTATTGAAAGAATTACAGATTTCCAGGAGTTAGAAAACGGAGGCGTTACTGTAGGTACAAATCTGAAGCAATTGCTCCTCCTCGACGAGATCGATGCGTCAAGTATAACTTCTACTTCTCCATCTGATGTTCTTGAGACATTCGGTATAGAAGCAGCGAGAAAAGTTCTCGTCGAGGAAATATCTAAGATAATAGACGGAAAGATTAGGTATGATAATCCCCATGTGAATCTCCTCGCTGACTTCATGACTTTCAGAGGAAGTATTATCTCGATTAACAGATCTAGTCAAGCCATGAAGGAACAAAGCGTCCTTTCCAGAGCATCCTATGAGAATACCATGCAAGAGTTAGTGGATGCTTGCTCGACGGGATGCGAACATGATATAACAAGAGTTTCTGAAACAATTATAGTTGGAGGAAGAATACGCATTGGCACAGGCTTCGTGGAAATCATAGATACATCTACTTCTGAAAAATGATACTTAAAAAATCTTGTACGTCGATAAGACATGAGCTTCTTGACGATTGCAATGGATAAATCTATCGATGTCATGATTTATGAGTGGACATATCTAGATCGAAATCTCATCGTAGGTTTTGGTCTAAGAAATAATACAACGATTTCAATCGTTGTAGAAGGTTTCCGTCCTTATTTCTATTCCTCAGGGGGGGATCTTCTTTTATCTGTTATTGATATATGGAGATCAAAGTCTTTTACCCTTCCTGATATAACATATTGCAGGAAAAAATTACTTAGAGGTGCCTATCTATCGCCAGAATCCGATAAGATCGTAGAATTACGTTTCGAGGATATGGAGATGATGAAAAGATTTGCTAAATTATGTAGAGAGAAAGGCTTAGAAACATACGAAGACGATATTTCTTTTGAGGAGCAATTTATTAATGAAAAAGATTTAGATATCACAGGTTGGATTCGAGTAACCCCGCGAAGGGCAGAACGCAAACGACGTAAAATAACCTCTCTTGAGGAGTACTTCTGTAGCACAGAAGATATAACTTCAATCATTGGCATGGACCAAGGTCATCCGCTTGTTTTATGTATGGATATTGAAGCTTATTCATCAAAAAAGAATATGATGCCAAATCCGGATCTTGAGTTGGATGTTGCTTTCATGATATCGGTGGTTACATGGAGATATAAAGAAACTGAAGTAAAACGTTACATTCTCCATTGCTGTGATGCAAATGTGATTATAGATGATGTAGAAACGAGAGCTTTTGCTTCGGAAAATGCTATGATAAATGGTTATTTTTCTCTTGTTAACGAAATAAATCCTGATGTCATCACAGGATACAATATCTTCAAATTCGATTTCGAGTATATTAGATGTAGACTGAAAAGAAAAATTACGTCGATTCCAAACACATCTAGAGTCATCGGAGGAAAAACAGAAGAGAAAGAAACAAGGTGGCATAGTTCTGCATACGGTTACAATGATTATCTTATTCTCGATGCGAAAGGAAGATGCGTATTCGATCTATACCAATATGTATCTAGAGAATACAGGCTTCCTAACTATTCTTTATCTTCGGTAGCAAAAAGGTTCGTCGGTGACGAAAAGATCGACATGGATTATCGAACCCTATTTTCACTCTATCTTAAAGGAGACGATGTATCAATCACTAACATCGCAGAATACTGTCTTCACGATTCTATTCTCGTAAAGAATCTATTTGACAAGATGGACGTATGGATTACTCTTGTCGAATTGTCTAAAGTTACTGGTGTCAGTATAAAGGATCTTTACACTAGAGGTCAGCAAGTAAGAGTGCTTTCTCAATTACGGAAAGAATGTCGGAGGTCAAATATGCTGATAAATAAACCCGATAATATAATTCGTTCAGAGTACGAGGGAGCGTATGTAGTGGAACCTATTTCAGGAATATATCGTTGGTGTTTCTCGTTAGATTTTTCATCTCTCTATCCGTCGATTATCATAGGGTACAATATATGTTATTCCACTTTTATCTCTGAAGAAATTTTTAATTCTGCTTCACCTCGTATACTGGATCGGGATTGTCATGTCATTGAAGTGGCTCCCAGTAGGACATACCGATTCTTAAAACATCCACAGGGAGTGGTCCCTCGTCTTCTCAAAAGACTTATTGACGAGAGAAACCTTACTAAACAAAAAATAAGAGATATAAAGGAAGCAGATCTTACTGAAAAGCAGAAGGTTGTTGCTCGAACGGTATTAGATAAAAGACAATGGGCTCTCAAAATTTCTGCGAATTCTGTATATGGATCGTATGGAACCCGCAACGAGGGTTATCTACAGTTTATGCAAGGCGCAGAATGCACAACGGCGACAGGAAGAAAAAATATGCATTACGCAATAAAAATCATCGAAAGGGATTATTCCACTAGGGTTATTTACGGAGATACTGACTCATGTATTGTTGTATTACCCAATGAATTCGTCTCTGTAGGCACTAGTGTTGCTAAAATCGCACAAATTGGAACTATCTTCGCTAAGAAGATGGCCGAAGAAGTGTCTGCACAATTCCCTCCTCCACTACGTCTTGAATTTGAGAATATATACGAATCTTTCCTTATTGCAAGCAAGAAAAGATACGCCGGATTAGTGGTAGATGTAGAAGGAAATTCAAAAATGGTTTTTAAAGGCCTTGTCCCTGCGAGAAGAGATCGTTGTAATTTCTTGAGATCATCGTACGAGGAGGTTCTAGATATGATTCTAAGAGGAAAAGAAGAAAGAGAGGTTCATTCTTTCATTAGAAAAAGGCTATTTTCTTTACTTATAGGAAATGTAAAAATGGAGGACATGGTGATTAGACGTTCATTGAGTAACTCTTACAAAATCCCTTCGAATCCTCAATTAGTATTTGCAAATAGACTTCGGGACAGAGGTGAAATGGTCGAACCTGGTTCGAGATTGGAGTTTGTATTCGTAAAAAGACCCAAAGCTCGTCTTCAAGGTGAGAAAATGGAATTAGCTGATGATACAAAGCTTGAGAATCTTGATATACAATATTACCTGGAAAAACACGTTGCGCCTCCCCTTGATGATCTTTTGTCGACTGCAGGTATGAATACATTTGTTGCACAATTTAACGAGTATATGAAGTATTTATCATAAAGAATACATCATGAAAAAAAAAACGAAAAATGTGCTGTTTCATCACCTCTAGCGAGATAACATAATTATGTTTGGGCAAACGTTCAATCCTGCTAGCAAAGGATCCAGTCAAGTTAGCGAAAGCCACATTGATCGCAAGTCCTTAAGTGAATTTCTCATATCCAGGGCCGCCGACGTTACGCAGAAGCAAGTCGCCTTGAGGTCCCAAAGTTCTAAGAAACAAAAGACCAAAGAAGAGGCTTCGGGGCACAAGAAGATAAATATGAGTATGCTATCCACAAACGAAATGACTGTATCGCCTTCGAGAGAAAGGTCTCCAGGAAAGATTAGATACGCCATTACACCTTCTGCCAACAAAAAGTTACTGGAAGCGTATGTATCGATATCAAAGCTTTCTAATATGATGGAAAAGACAGGCATTAAAGATATATCGAAGAAAGATTTCGACAGAACCATCTTGAAACCTATCGAAACTCTGATTATGTCGGAGACTAAAAGAAAGAATGTACATCATGATACTTTTTCAGCAAAGAGAACAGTTACTTCGGGTTTTGTCAAAATCTATCGTCGGCTAGAAAAAGAAGGATCTGATGTAAGCGATATTCATTACGATGAAGAGAACGAGACGTGCTCTATGGTCGATGCATCCAGGATGATGCGTTTGTATGTATCCTACTTTGATCTCAAAGGTGGAGAGAAGACGTCTCGTTTCCCTTTGGACTCTTTTTTAAAGAGAGTATTCAGTAAAGACTCTTTGCAGAAATTATACACAACGAATGGTGCTGAAGTTGTGACTCACGGTCAACTTCAAACTTTAGCATTCTTGCTCGTGGGCCCGATAGTAAAAGAATAATAAAAAAACTTATTTTTTAAAAAGTTTACTACGTAGATGTTCGAGTTGATCCTCTACATAAAAAACAAAGAAACCATTGTTTATCACATATTCCAACAATCTCGACGCTCCCACATTTTTCGCATGTACTGACGTACCTTGTATAGTTGTCTTTTGGGTATGATTTAGATATCAAACCCGCCAAACCCACCAAACCCGCGGAGGCAGCCATGGCTGGAATATCTGGAATTATAACGTTTCTACATTCTTTGATATTTGTAATCAAACCGTCCAGAAATCTTCGAGAGATAATTTCCGTATCAATTTGGTATTGGTAAATTCCAATTGAAATACAAATAAGACGTTTGTACCTTCCTTTTCCAGGCTCTACCTTTTTGCTTCCCTCTATTCTGAAGCACTGGAGAGACTTGTATATACTTAGATCTACAAATCTTCCGAATTCTCCTGAAAGTTGTGCCGTAAGTCGTGCAATCTCTAAACAGCCTTCAGAAGTCGAAAATATACCCGTTGCAACCAGATGAAATGAAATTTTACTGTTAAGATTTAATTCTGATTCATATATTAGAACTTCGGTTTCAGTCTTCGTAACTACTGTTAATGCACGTACAAAGCCCTCGAGAATTGTCCTCAGAAGAAAATTTTTGTCGACCTTTTCCTTACAATCTACGTCAATCCTAAATTTTTGGGGCCCCTTACGTATAACCTCACAAAATGTTCTACTGTCCTCATCGAGACGAACGTACCAGGAACGAAAAGCCTCCCAGCTCTCAAAATACGCAAACGACCTTCTGCCGTCCATGTGAGTTCTTTGTATTATACACCGATCGCTTTCAACTATCTTTTCTTTCAGTTCTCCCGTCACAATTCGCCGAAAAAATCTTTTTCCATTAAAGATTGACATTAACCCGCCGTTTTCAGCTATCCGATTCGAATGTCCAAGCGACCCAATTTGAACGTCTCAGTGACTCGATTCGGACGTTTCGGATGAAGGATCATAATTATCAATTTGGGCATAGACTTCTCTAACTTTTCTCCACTCTAGAGAAGTTAGGTCCATCCTCTTTTCAATTACACATAAGGTTTCCCATCTTTTTATCATGTCCAAAGCTCTCTTGGGTCCAATTCCGGGAATTTTATTTCCATAATCTGTTCCCGAGAGTATACACCAGTGGACAAATTGCTCTTGATCTATATCCAAACTCTGGAGAATTTCTCCCATGTGAACCACATTTACAGTCTTCTCTATCTGATTCAAATCCCTAATTACAGGATAATCAACATGAAGAGAACACATGTGTGTCAGTACATCGTAATCGGGACTAAAGATGACATCCGCATTACCATTCATACACTCTCTGACGCAGAGTTCATCAGCTTCTTTTCCTGATACATTTTCCGACGAAGAATGTAAAATTTGAAATGACGAAAACATATTCGCTGCGATAACATTTATCTCTTCTGTAGTGAAAGTATCAAAATCTTGATTTTGATAGAATTTGCGGATCTCTTCAGAATGAGACTTGATTTGAGCGTTCTTTCTTTCTCTTGCGTTCAGTTCTCCTATCTTCCGTGGATGGTGACCCTTGTCTCGAACTAATACTAGAGATAGAAACATATTCCCAAGAGTTTTGAAAGCACGATTTACGTTATATCTGATATATTCTTTAACTTTGATACAATGTTGTTCCGGATTATTGACGTATAACTTCAAGTATTCAGCGGAAAAGCGTTGTTCGTGGTATTTCTTAATAAGCTTCTTTTCGAGGAGGTACTCCAAACAGTCAACATCGATCGCGACCCTGCTGTACTTATAGTCTGACAATGGCTCAGTGTGGACATAGTCTTTAAGAACTACATGTAATCCCTTTGGAGACATTCTGCGTTTCACAAAATATCTTTTTTTCATAATAATAATATCATTTCTAGTTCAAGGGCAAGAGCATTGAAATATGCCAAGACTGGAGAAATGATTTTAAGGTACGGCCCAGAGGGCAACGAACTAAACTTTAGTCTTTGCTCAAAGTGAGTACTCAGTACTCAGTACTCATAAGCGCCTGAACTCATACAGTCCAACAAAACGCTATGGATATTCTTTCTGATGGACAGATGCGAGATTATCTAGTGCGCATGGACATGAACGAAGAGGGAATTAGAAAGAGTATTTCAAATATCAAAATGTATCTCAAAATGCGTATGATAAACGAAAAAGATTTTGTATTTGACGAAACAAAAACCCTGAAAGAAATACGGGGTGTTATTGTAAAAGATGGAATGCTTAAAATTAGAGCATCTTCTGATGAGTTGTCACGTAGCATAAGTACGGAGAAAAGAAGAATTCATACTGAATTTGGTGAATGTCAAAATCGAAAGGAACCCAGAGCATCTGAATTATTTAATTGTCTGCCACCAAGAAAAATAACGCCTCCTCTAACTCCTCCTCAAAGACCAACCGAATTAAGAATTATATCTGGTTCTCCGAAACACGAAACGCCAGGCGAGATGTTAAGACGATATATTGAACGAGACAATTTAAGAAACTTAAATGTCCCGGGGGAGAAAGATCACATAGTAAGAGAGATATTAAGAAATTGAAAAACAAAATTATGGCATTTCGTCACGAAGAGTCCAGTATAGCCCACTTCAATCCAGCATTGCTTACAGCATCCGTTTTATCGCTTCATGTCAAGTTTCGCCACAAATATTGCAGAGACGGCTGAAAATCCTGAAAATCCTGAAAATCCTGAAAATCTTGAAAATCCTCCGACCTTAGTTCAAGATTCTGTAGAAATTTCATTGGGATCTATTCGATTCGGAGCTTTGAAAGGGTCAACTTCCCCACCTCGTATTGTCACTTCGCAACCAATTCAAGAGTCTAACAAAGATAAGAAGCGTTCTCCCTTTTCCTCTTCTATCATGGAGGAAAGAATGGAGAAAAGAATGGAGAAAAGAATGGAGAAAAGAATAGAGAAAAGAATGGAGGAAAGAATGGAGGAAAGACCGTCCGCAATTTTCTTCAAAAATTCTCAAAAGGAAAAGATAAATTATAACAAGCAGATACATCCTCTCGCTCAAGGTGAACAAAAGAAAATAAACCTAGGTCTTCTTCATAAAGTCCCGTCTGCCTCAATGCTTCCTCAAAATGAGAGAGTGACAATTACTGATATGATGCGCGGAACCGAGATGGTTCATTCTATACCTACAAAATCATCCTTTACTGAGGATCGTGCAGAATATCGAAATAGTATCCTCAGGTTAGAGGAAAAGATAGATGCTCTTAACGAGATGGTCTATAGTCTCATGAATAAGGTGGATCAAATATCTCGGCAATCTCCCTGACTTCCATGATAAAAAATATATGTTCTAAAAAAGCAAGCTAGTTCAGAGAAAATGAATTAATAATCTCCTTTGTCTCATTTGAATGTCTGTATTCATCGGAGTACTCAGAGAGAACGTGAACATCGTTGATCCAATATTTTCAGTGTTGGATAGATATAACGACGAATATGTCTTATTAGAAGATCAGAGACGATGTATTGTCTGGAAGGCAAAACATCAATACATATATATGTTTCCTCTGATACCGAGAGAATTATTTTTAACACTGAAGGATTCCGGTATTTCCGATCATGCATTCAATCTTACATGCAAGGGTCCAATGGATATATTATCTTTATCCAAATCGATCGATACCACTCCTATACTGATTTTTCCTAAAGAATATACAAATGAGAATGTTCATTCGTTTATGATCGGTGAAATATTTGATGAAGATGAGGCTCAAACTATTGCGGAAAAAATAGAGGATACAATAATGATAAACGTATCCCCAATGTCGATGATACTAGTAACGGATATAGTATCAAACCAGGTTCTCGAAACTTGTCGCAAGCGCGCGCGCACGCAAACAAATAAATTTTATTCCAGTAAAGAAAAGAATATAACAAATTTGACAGATCATACCGGAGAGACCCTGATCAAAATAAATATACGTGACGACCTGGTACCGAATACGTTACGTTTAATTCCAGCAGAGTCTTCTATTACAAGATCAACAAGTGCATCGGCAAGTGCATCGGCAAGTGCAAGAAGTTTTCTTGATAAAAGCTCAATGACGAAATCCAATATTTCTGATCAATCAGATCCTTTGTTGAAAATCCTTGAACGAATTCAATCATCATTTGGTATAGATAATAAAATACGGGATGACGAACAGAATCTCGATCCCGAAAGCATGTGGACCAGAACATTTATTACTTGCCGAGACGATCAAGTTAGTACAAATGTTTCAGAATTTGCGAAATTTTTGGTGTCTCCCCTTAACATGAAACCACGTTTTGTGGATATAGAGTGTTCATTATTCGAGAATAACCCGGAGGAGTATGCTAGAAGAAAAGCAATCGTTGTACGTCATATATTAGGCACTTGTGATAGCCTTCGAGCTTATACCATGGGGAGACTATTGGTAGAGATGTATCGTATGATTTTTGTCTCCACACGATTAGGTTCTATCGAAAGTAACAGAAAAGGTCAAATCTTCTACGAGTTTTTCGGTAATCGTTGGAATCCGCGCGATGAAATCGATGTTAAAATGAAAATTATCGATGATTTTTATCATCGGATATTACAGATTCTGTACCATCCTCCTTTTCCTACTTATGAAGACCAACGTGATCATATAGCATCTGTTAAAGTAAGTGAGAAAGAAATTTCCTTAGTCACACGTATCAGGAATCTCCTATGGGACGATCATCATTGCAACAGAATATTCGATATGTTCAGTAAAGCAATTTACAATTCAAACTTTGTTGAACGTCTAGATATTCGACACGATCTTATCGCATTCGACAATGGCGTTTATGATCTTGGACGAAAATGCTTTCGAGAAGGAAGACAGAGCGACTATATATCTAGATCATGCGGCTATGATTTACGTGATGTTGAAGCTTTAGAAGATGAAGAAGTTTTGAAAATATTAGAGACTATCTTCCCCCAAAGAGACGTGTTGGATTATATGATGAGATTCCTTGCATCATGTTTGAGAGGAGGTAATCGAGATAAGATATTTTGTGTATGGACAGGACCTGGAGACAATGGCAAGTCCTTTTTTGTGACTCTTACAGAAAGAATGTTCGGAGAATATGCGATCAAAGCCCCAACGTCTCTTCTTACGGGAAAGAGAGGAAATTCTTCTTCTGCTACGCCGGAACTTGCTCTTCTCGATGGCAAAAGAATTACATTTGTACAAGAACCAGATGGAAACGATAAGCTTAATGTAGGTATGATGAAAGAACTCACAGGTAACGATAGAATATACGTTCGAGGTCTCTATCAAGGAGGAAAGAATGTTTCTATCTCGACGAAAATAGTGCTGGTCGCTAATAAAATCCCTTCAATTCTGGAAACAGACAGGGCAACGTGGACACGTATTCGTGTAATTCCTTTTGTATCAACATTTGTCGGAGAAGATGAGTTCAAAAGTCTATCAGAAAAGCAAGAGCATGTATTCCTTCGAGATCCAAATATAACATCTAAAATCAGCTGGATGGCTCCTGTCCTTATGAGAATGCTGACAAAGGAATACGAAAGATATGAAAACCTCGGACTTCACGAACCCCCTGCGGTTGTCGAAATGACAAAAGAATTGAGGAAAACTAACGATATTGTAGGAGAATTCTTGGAATTATACACAGAACAAGATGAAGATTCTAGATGTCAACCGGATATTCTCTACGAAAGATATAAGACATGGTTGAAGACTGTCTACCCTAGAACTGGCCTTTTAGAGCTTAAGGGTTTTGTAAAGGAAATCAAGAAACATGATCTTTATCAGGATATAAATGGTCGTCTAATCGGATTAAGACTAAAAGAAGATATGTAATATTATTCTAAAACAGCTTTTTTAAAAAACTTACCGATCAGATAGAAAGACGTGACATATCCAGAAGTAGTTCGTCTTGACTCTTCTCTATAACTTCCACAACAGCTTGGGATATCTTACATTGGAGAGATACACCGCCTTGATAGAAGTACAGAGAGTCAAAAAGTAATCCTGGAAAAACTTTGCAGTTCTTTTCTTTTAGACTCATAGCATCGACAAGTTGAGGCTTGTTGTTAATAGGGTCTACGTCATCTTTGACAAAAAAGTTAGACCATACTTTTCCTGTGTCCTTCGTCATGATTAATTTAGGATAAATCCTATACTGAAGGGTGTCATCTTCCTTATCGTAACGTTTGACGACATTACCGAACTTTATCCCTTTGTTACGTTTCGAGACGTAAGCATGACATTTGTCGTAGATAGATTCGATTATATCAACAAATTTTTGTCCTTTGGATGATTCATCATCTTTGTCGACATCAATGACAATACACATACTGTAGGAACCGGTGGGTTTACCAGAAAAAACATCTTCTCTTATTCCGAAGGAAAAGAACATCATTTCAGGTGCGATCATGAGAGGGTATTCTTTTCCATCCTTCTGGTAATAAATATTTATTCTTGTTCCACTTCGGAACGGTCCCGCCAAGGTCCCGGAGGGCTCACGAAAACGAATGTTACTGGGGTCAATATCATAGAACATCTCGATGCCCTTAACTGCATCCGGTGATTTCTTGTTCCATAGATCAATCTTTTCCATATTATCGATTGTACTCTGTTCGAGCTTTCGAGCTATCTGTCGCGAACAAATTAATAAAGATAGTCATCTTTCATTTTTTTGATGTCTAACAACGTTCAAATCCTATCATCTCAAATATACTTGAAAATATCTTCTCTTCCTCTGACATGAATACTCTTTCGGGATTTCCATGGACAAGATCGAAAGGTTCTAATTTAAATGGTCGCACCTCACATCGCCTGAGTCCAACATGTTCCGCAATTTTTACCATCGAACTCACATCTACGAGACGTTCTTCCTGGAAGTGAACAAAAGTACCTGGAATACTTATGGTATAGCGATCTTCCGAAAGCATTGAGATACAATATTTTGGGCATCTGAACGAAAGATCATCTAGTGTGAATCTTGATGATGAGAGTAAATTTTCTTTAGCTTTTTCTTTAGTTATTGCAATAATTATAAGACGTGCATCTTTTCTCAATATATTTGCGGCGTTGATTAGTAAATTTTCCTCTTCCTCTTTTGTCATTAAATTAAGACAGAAAAAACAAGCGATAGAATCAACTCCGTTCTTCGGAAAGATAGAACGATCAGCAAGAATATCTGCCTTCGATGGTAAAACCCTAATTTTCTCTCTCTGATCACTGGATATCTCGGCAAGTCTTTCGTTCATAATTCTAAGGTTATTTTCATCAGGTTCAATACAAATGACCTCGTCTAAATGTTTCCACTTGTTAATATCTCCTCCTCGACCTGTTCCTATATCCACAAGGGTCCCATGAACGTGCTTTAATATGTTTCTTTTGATATCATTATGATAGGCTCTAAGTAATACAATTCCTTCTTTACCCTCTATAAGTGTTATCATCTTTTTCTTTTCTTTTATTGTCTCAACTACGGATGTCAAAACCCTATATGAATTAGGAAGCTTTCTGTCTTTGCGTATCATCATCATTCGAGCCTCCCTCGATCGAGTATCTATAGTACACTCAACGATAGTATTTTCTTCCCATTTGTCTTCTAGTAAAGGTTTAAACATAGAATCAATGAATATTCTTTCTTTCCCATGATCCTGTGGTTCAAGTACTTTGAGGATACCTTTTTCGTAAAGAAAATCAACTGTATCCACCTCTTTCCATTTAAAAACTTTCTCACGGTAACTCCCGGGAGGTGTGAAGATAAGACCATCTGCCACCGGAGGATTCCCTGTTTTTGCGGCAAGAATATTTAATGAGATTCTCTTTTTGTTCGCACGATCCGTTGTCTGTAAGAAACTTTCATAATCTTGGAAGAAAAGATGTTCCTTAGGTACAAAACTTCTATCCGAGAGAGATCCTTTTGCTATACTGCAGAACTGAGGAATGAAAGAAACTCGTACAGATAAAGGCTCGTCGGTCAAGGGTGTTCCTGAGTAGACCATCACGTCAAAGACGTGAAGCTCGTTTCCTATCAGTTCAGCATCTGCCACTGAAAATTTTTCTCTTCTTTCTAAAGAACCTAAAAGAGTATCCAACGAGGTAGTAACGATGAATGTTCCATGGATCCCTACAATAATGAATGCCCTCTGACCGTTTGCTTTGATAGACACTGATCCTTCTCTAAACTTTTCGAATCCATAAAGAACATTTCTTATGCTAATATTAGTAGGCTTAGGAAATCTGATGTTTCCTTTATTTGAAGTCGAAGAACGCGAAGAACGCGAAGAACGCGAAGAACGAAAAAATAGACACACAGAAGGAACAAGACGATGTATTGACCTTGGAATTGTCCTAAGAAGAACTTCGTTTACGAAAATACTGGCGATAAATATTTTTATCTCGTCGAAATCTTTCTCTGGTATAGTTTTGTGGGCAGAAAATTCGATTTCAAGTTCGTATCGAATACCGTCTGATTCTTTAATTAAACTTCGATCTATCTTAAAAGAACCTATTTCACGACTCCATCTCTTTATATGTCGTTTTGAAACCAGAGCATATCCTCCTCTCCGTAGGTCATTGAAATCACCCTTGCTAGAAATATGAGGTATACGATAAGGTCTTTCTACAGACATGGACAGACTGAGATTATCGTGGAGTCTTTCACTCCAAACATTCTCTTTGATCTGGATCTCATCTTCGATACGACGTATTGACACCTTTTCTTTTCCTTTAATTCGATATATTTCTACAGTGTATTCATGAAAAGTTCCTCCTAAAAAATCTGTTCTAGAGAAGGTATTTTCTTTTAATCCTTTCATCCTTAGTTCGATCTCCATCTTTGCTTCTGGGTCCAGTGAAGATTCTAATTTTTCTATGTATTTAGCATTCTTAATACAACCGAAGATAGATTCTTCTACTTTTCTTCCCGATAAAAGATCCAAAAGTCTTTGCCAACTATCTTGTGCTTCAAGAACCTCAGAGTCGATGCGTTCTTCCTCATCCTCTGATGAAGCATGGGATGAAGCATGGGATGAAGCATGGGATGAAGCATGGGATGAAGCATGGGATGAAGCATGGGATGAAGCATGGGATGAGGCATGGGATGAAGAAGACGACTGCGACGAGTACAGCGAGTACGACGAGTGCGATGAGTACGACAAGTCCATCTCTAGTTATAATATAATGATCATATACCATCATTTTTACATTTATCCAGGCGCATGAAATATAAAAATGATGTTAATGGGAGCTTTTGCCCCATCCGACTCAACGTTGATCGGCGGTGCTGTTATGCGATTTGGATTCAAATTCGATATAGCGTTTGATGCAGTAGGAGACGTAAGAGATGGAAACGAGCTTTTCGATAAAATTGTCCCAACGTCAAGCGTTCCCTGTATTGTTCGCAAACAGGATGATATCATATGGTGTAAAGTATACTCTCCTGTCTACGAATTACAATCTGAAGATCCACGGGATCATCCAGGAGAAGATCCAGAAACCATGCTTGTTCCCCAAAGTATCTATAAAAATTACGAAGAGAAAGAAGTATATATGAGAAATATGTTAAGAAAGTTTGACCTTGATAAAATAGAAATATGTGACGTAGTAGCAGTGACAGTAAAATTTGGTGCGGAATGGAAGCCCGGTATACCTTTACAGAAAGGAGAGGAGGTCAATACTATTTTTCGATTTGATCAATACGATTCTACCTCAAGATCGAAAGTTTTCATAAAGAATTTATCTCATTCTACAAAATCAAATCTCAAATGGAAACCAGAAGATATTTTGAGAGCTCTAGATATTGACGCAAAAGTGGAGAAAGAGATTGCGACAAATATTAGGGTTAGGATCCAGGTCGATAAACGTATTATTTCTCATGTTCTCCTCGATTTGATCATGCTAGATCCAAACTTAAGGAAAATTTTCTCATACAGGGACTCAACGTTTCTTCTGGAAAATTCAGATAAAAATTACAAACTGACATGTCGAACTACAGTATTACAGTTTGAAGTTTCATCGAAGGTGAGAATAACAAATATTATTTCAAGTCCCATCGAAGACGAACAATCCTTGGACATTATTCGGAGCGATATAGATTTTCTCCTAGCAAAATACGATAACGAGGCGGAAGTCGTTATGGACTTTTATGATCGGAGTATTCCTTCCGGAATCTCATTGAAGCTAACTTCAAATCATGAAGAACCGATGGAAGATCGTGCAACCCTTGAACATCTTAGATCTTCTGTTCCCGAACTTTTCGTTAGCGGTTATTCAAGAGAATGTGCTCACAAACCATTTATGGTAGATCTAGATCAAGCACGAGAGCTAAATGCTCAAGGAAGAGAAACGCTTGTCTATCCCTCTCCAGACGGTCCTCAGAAAGAGTATTCAAGAATTTATGCTTGCAAGGCTGGATTTCATCCCGGTCTGAAAAGAAATAGGCTTTCCAATAGAGATGAATTTGAATTCATTCCTGTTTGTTATTCAAGGGGAAGAAAACAAAGTCAAGAAACGGAGGGGAGTAAGATGTATACCAAGACGAATTTTCCTCTTGCGGAGGGACATTTAGGAAAGACCCCCCGTCTCATAGAATATATTTTTTCGAAACAGCAAGGCCCTATGACAGTTAGACGTGGCGTTCCCAAGGGACCCTTCTCATTTCTGGATTGCGTAGAAAATAAAGTAAAGTCAGAAAAGCTTTCTGAAATACTCTTCTTGAAATCCAGTCTCGAAGGAAGGACTGATTTTATGAGTCCAATTATATATCGGGACGCCGTTGAAAAAGCGTGCGAGTGCGATATTTATATATTCGAGATGACAAAAGATGGGACCTCAATGTGCGTTGAGGAGGAAGAAACATGGCAACGTAAATACAAAGATGCCATTGGAATAATCCTTTTTAAGAACGTTTTGCCCTTTCATTGTGAAATTCTTGAAGAGCTGGATGCTGATCGCCTTGCTTCTTATAAATATCGCATCATCTCTATCATTAACAGAAAAAGAATAGAACAAGGTCCTTTAATCAATATTATCGAGGACGATGAGGATCCTTCTTATTTAGCAAATTTCGCAAAGCAAAGAGAGATAACGTATTTTATTCATGACCTGATTCGAATCCTGGGAAAATTGCATCCTCGAGGTACTAAAGCGATCTTATCGGAAGTTATCAAGACATCAGATCAAAAGGATATATCAGGACTATCTCCGCATTTTATGCGTCAGCGTTTTTCTTCGTTCGAAGAGGCAATACAATTCTATGCCAAAACATATCCAATGCTGTTCGATGAAAATTATGTATCAACAGGAGTCGGAGTCAATATTACCCTATCGTCGCGAATGATAGATAGGTTTTGTCGGTGTACTTTCAGAAAATTTCTCTTTCCTTTGTTACAGGAAGAAAAGCATTTTACTCAAATGGAAAATACCTTTTTCCTTTTCTTTTCGTTTTTTTCCATAAATTAAGTATTAAATTAGTTTTCGAAGTAACCTCGGGGAATTTGATTAACCCTAAAAAAATATTATTTTTACATTGTAATACCAAATATATCTTTTTTACGATGAGACATTAAAATTAAGTCGATAGGGATTGGATTATTGTTTTCCGGCCGGAGGCATCTAAGTGATCTATGGCATATTGGTCATCATCAAGCGCATAAGATATGAATTCTCTCCTAGGCCTAGGCGTTGCAGACCTGATCTTTAAGAAAAACAATAAAGTTTATGGAAATTACGAAGTAAGACATAAAGCAGAAGAAGATTTGCAAGATTGGTATCCGATACTATGCAAAGGTATATGGAATTATCCAAGGTTTACTATCAAGATAAATCATGAGTGGATACTAACAAAAATTGAGGAAAGACCACTGGGAGAATTGACGATTAAAGACCGACAATCTGCCTGCTGGGTGGTTTTGTTAAAACGTATGGGATTTTTTTACCCTGATTTTTACCCTGGATCACGTATGCATGATCGATTTCAAATAAAGGAATGGAAAGACAAAATTCCAACAATGGGAAATCACATAGCAGCTCAAATAACATGGTTGTCCATATGCATGATACATATTGCAGGAAATGGTGATCTTAAGGAAATACTTTCTTTAAGAGATATATTTGAGAATAGAACAATGCGTAGCCAAATCGGGGATTTTAAAATTACTCATGAAATAGATCAAACTCGAGTTCATTTCATTCCCAAGGAACTAAACGATACGAAGGGTTGGCAAGCAAATATGTCTCTGGATAAAGTAATGCAACTATTGGAACACGGTTCATCGCCACGACTTCCAGATATAGACAATTCTATCAATCCGGAAGAGCTTATCCGAAGCACTTTATTTTATGCTGACCAGTTATTTAATGAAGAAACTAGAGAGATATATCATCAAATAACAGCTAAGAAATACAGATACTATTGTTCTGTAATATGGAGGGGAGCAGTAGAGGCCGCTAAAATCTTACATTCACAGCTTAACGAAAAATATGACATAAGCAAAGATCTACTGTCTAAGCTCTGGAAATTAGCCAACAAAGATTCAGAATTAGATTTACGATGGGGAGATCCTTCCAACTGGCATATCGACAAGGACGCACTATATGAACTCCTGGATTATGTCAATAATACCATGATGCAATACAACGATCAATCAAATCTGAATGTAAATATTACTCTAAGGGCCATACAAGCATTACTTTTTATAATACGTAGAGCAATAGTCATTGAAGGAGGTATATCAAATTTGTGGGCCGATCGTGATACATGGTGTTGGATCGGAGCGGAGAGCGGATAGCGGAGAGCGGAGGAGACTTCAATAAATTTCTGTTTAAGTTTATGAAATATTTTAGAAAAATCCAACTGGTTAGGGAATAATATATGAGGTAAAACATTGAAATATCATCTTCCTTAAACATGATGTTGAATTATAGAATTAACATTAAAGTATTCATCTGTAAAAAAATAAAAAAAAATATTTCAATAAATTCAAGGTGATTTTCATGACATCGTCTTGTTAAAAAAAAATCTGAAGCTCCAAAAAAAATCCAAAAAAGTTTCCTGATTGACCGAATTTTTTAGTGAAAGAATCCAAAATGTTTCATATTATTCCATAGAGTTTGAAATACTTCTTATATATACAGTTTCATGAATAAATTTAATTACCACAAAAAAAATTTACGAAAATTTCCTTTAGACCCCTTCTTTTAGACCCCTTCTTTTAGACCCCTTCTTTCAGACCCCTTCTTTTAGACCCTTTCTTTTAGACCCCTTTGAAAGTATATCACGTTATTAGTTTTAATCTCTATGTAAAATAGCTGATATTTTCGTTTTTATGTTTGATATTTGAGAGTACATTATGCGATCTGTGCCCCTCTTACGTATAGAACTTTTGATTAACTTATTAAAAGAAATGATATTTGAATTCGTAATTTTAATTTCGTCGACGAGCAATGGCGGCAGTTGCTGCAGACAAATACAGTATGAGTTCGGGTACTGTGTCTTTCAGGATCTTCTCTGATGAAGAGCTACTTTCGATCTCTGTATTAGAAATAAAGCGACGTTCGGACATATCAAGCCCAAAGCTAGGGACCGGGGACAAGACATATTGCTCTATTTGCTCAAATCCAACTCGATGTCTGGGACACTTAGGGCATATAAGACTTGAACAACCAATATTCAATCCTGTTTTTGTGAAGAAAGCACTAAAACTAATGGAAAAAATATGTACGAACTGTTCTCGTCTTCTGAGAAAAACAGAAGTAGCAGAAGTCGCAGAAGTCGCAGAAGTAGCAGAAGTCGCAGAAGTCGCAGAAGTCGCAGAAGTCGCAGAAGTCGCAGAAGTCGCAGAAGTCGCAGAAGTAGCAGAAGTCGCTATCCCAGATGTTAGTAGGACAGAGCCAGTGGTAACTTCTACTATTACCATTCCACAAGGATCTAAGGCGCGCACAACGTGTGCATGTGGAAAGACCTATCCTGGTGGACGATTATATAAATTTGCTTATGAAAATGATCCTCAAAAAGTTACTAGTCGTTCTGCTTCTAATTCAGCAAAAAACAAAAACAAAGCAAATTATACGAACGCTATGGTATATACGACACCAAGCTATAAAGGTAAGAAACACCAAGAAGAAGAGAGAATAAGGATCATCGTCGGTCCTCATGGTTTGAGCTCCGAATCCGAGGCTTTCGATGCTTCCATGGTAAGAAAAATTTTCTTAAATATCAAAGCTGAGGATAGAAAAATATTAGGATTCGATCTTTCGACGCCGGAAAGATTCATCATGAATCTAATTCCTATCATTCCTAATTGCGCAAGATCTTCGTCTGAATCCACGGATGTTATTACCAAAGCCTATGAAATTATATTCAATACAAACAAAAAGAAACCTTCTGCAGTTTTTAACGAATATTCTAAATTACTCGGGTTAACAAGAGAATCAGATGAAATAAAAACAGAGGCTTTCAGGTCCCTAAAGCAAAGATTGGCAGGTAAGGAAGGACTATTTAGACATTATGCTCTGGGAAAAAGAACAGAAAATTGTGGAAGGGCTGTTATCAGTCCAGATCCCAATCTTGATATTGATGAAGTGGGAATTCCACTCTCATTTTCTAAGAATATGATGACTAGAAAAATATATGAGAACAATACATTTCATAAAGGTCTCGGGGATGGAGACCTCGTTATTTTAAATCGCCAACCTTCACTTCAAAGGCATTCTATGATGGGCTTTCGGACAAGAGTGACCAATCTTCACGTGATCACTATCAACCCAACTGTATGCCCCGCGTTTAACGCTGATTTTGACGGAGATGAGATGAACATATTTGTGCCTCGGAGCGTCTTCTCCATTGCCGAGATGGAATTATTAAACGTAGGAAAATGCGTACTATCGCCTCAGAACGGTCAACCTGTTGTTCATCCGGTTTTCGATTGTATATCAGGATTATATCTTCTTAGTGAAGAATTTGTCGATAAAGAAACTTTTTTTGATTGTATTATAGCAGCATCTGCTACGAGACTTCCTGGCCAAATATCATTCCCAGCAAGCGGGAGATTATTGATTTCTTATGTTTTTCCCTCGAATTTAAATTATAAAGATGAAAATATTGAGATAAAGCAAGGAACGTTAGTAAAAGGAAAAGTTACTTTAAAGTCATTAAAGGGGGTCATTAGGACCATTCACATCCTCGGCGCAAACACGTTGGACTTTATGTCATCTCTTCAGAAGATGATTAATCGTTGGCTTCTTGGGAGAGCTTTCTCGATAGGGTACGAGGATTGTATCTTTCAAAGCAGAATTACGCAAGAAGAAATAAATAAAATACGCAAACGTTATGACAAGATGGCTAGAGAAGAGCATCTGACGGAAAGGGAAGCCCTTATTGAGTCTGAGAATATGAAGAACGAAATTATAGGAAAAGAACTTAATCGCAACAGCCCCCTCTTCGTTTGTGTTGACGGAGGAGCGAAAGGTAATCTCACAAATGTAATTCAAATATCTTGTCTTCTAGGGCAGCAGTACATTGATGGAGCTAGACCCCATTCGCCATACATCGAAGATGATCTTTTCAAACGTCGCGGGTTTTGTGAAAATTCTTTCGTAGATGGTCTTTCTCCCACTGAATATTTCTTTCACTGTCAGGCGGGAAGGGAAGGTGTTGTCAGCACAAGCATGAATACTCCTAAAACAGGATATTTACAAAGAAGATTAGGAAGATTTTTAGAAGATGTTGTAATAAACGATGACGGAACAATTAGAGAAGGGAGAAAGATTGTTTCTTTTGAGTGTTGAAAAATATATGCTAGAAAAATTACTTAAAAAAAAGAAGTTTTTAGTGATTATACATCTTCGCAAAGCTGATAAAAAGATAATGACCTGGGCCGTTTTCCTCCATTCCTTGTGAACAAACGAAGACACTTGATATCTCTCATTGAGTAAGTAAAACATGAGTGAAGAAGCAAATGTTCGTGCTATGATTGATCGCATAGCCAAAGTTAACTTTGAGATGATGATGGAAGTATGTGTTAAGGTAATCAGTAAGGCCATGGAGGGGATGGACATCAACAGCGATGACCGGAATCGTTACGCTTTGGATCTTATTAAAGAGGTTCTTGCAGAAGAAGGATATCCTAAGAAGACAAAAAGATATGTGGAAGAAGATAACCAGTGTATTCAGATCTTGAAAACCGGTAAGAATAAGGGCAATAGATGCAATCTGTCCCGAAAGAAGGGAACTGATTATTGTTCTAGGCATCTCAAGATGATTCAGTCTTTGCCGGAAGGTGACGCTAATTATGAAGGCCAGAAGACCAAGCTTTTCGAACAAATTATGAAAGACGAGGTTCCCTCCTTCTTCCAATACGGTGATTCAGATGTCTACGTCGAAAAGAATCATAATCTTGTAAGTATCCAGAAGCCAGATGGAAGTTACGTAGTGGGAGGTATTCTCGTTAACGAAGATTTGATGGAATTGAACGCAAATGCAAAAGTTGCATGCAGGATGATGGGATTGAAATGGGATCACAATGAATTTAACACCATATTGAAAGTAATCGGAGGATAATGGCTGGATGGCTGGATGGCTGGATGGCTGGATGGCTGGATGGCTGGATGGCTGGATGGCTGGATGGCTGGATGGCTGGATGGCTGGATGGCCGGATGGCTGGATGGCCGTGATAACCCATGATAACCCGTGATAACAATGCTAGTGTTATTAAAAAAGCATTTTTTAATCAGTATACCGTTCTGTAATATACTTCTCCGGAGTATGTTCGTTCTATCCGTATGATATCTCCCTTCTTAAAAAAGCATTTTTAATCAGTATACCGTTCTGTAATA